CGGGCATAGGCGTAGGCACGGGCACTGGCACGGGCACTGGTTTGTCCGGGATCGTGATCGGCCGCGCCACCGGTTGCTCCTCGACCTTCTCGGCCGCCTTCACTTCGGGCACCGCCTGGCGATCGATATAGATGCGCCATGCCGCCCGGTTGGCCAGCATCTTCTGGGCATCGGCTTCCGCGACATCGCGCACGATACCCTGAGCGTCGGTTTTGTACTCGTGTCCATTAACTAGCACCGAAGCGTTAGCCATGTGCGGGAGTACGTTTTGTAGATTCATGCTCGCTCTCCTTCCCCGGGGTTTACACCCTTTTACACCCTCGCCGTGGGCTGGATGATGGCGTGCAGTACCTTGCTGCCGTTGTACGTTCCGCCGCTCGCGTCGATGCCGCTGGTGGAGACGCCGATGGCCACCGTCGGGGTGGCGATGCGCGCTCCGCCCAAGTAGACGTGGCGTACCGCGTCCACGTCGGGTACGTCGTAGGGCACGCCGATGACGTTGCCCACGCCGACCACCAGCATGTCCACGTCGGCTTCGGCGCCACTCGCCCCGCTCACCACCACCGAGTCGATCTTGGCGAAGATTTTGGTGCCGGTCAGCGTCTTGCCCGCGCCCTCACCGTCGGGAGCCATGGTCTCGACGATCGTCCGGCCCATCATGTCCTTGCCGGTGATGGTCAACAGACCCACCACGCTATCGTCGGCATCGGTCAGGGTCGCGGTGACGTTGCGCGGGCAGTCGGGTTGTGCCGCGATGGTCTTGGTGGCATTGCTGAACAGGATCGTGGTCACGATCCGATCGGCGTCGGCGAGAACCGGGAGGCCCATGAACAGCGAGACCGCGCCGGCCAGGCTTTTCTGGATGAATTCGTCCTCCTCTTCGGAGGGGATGCGGGCCTTGACCGCATCGCTGAGTGTGTTCTCCATGACTTCCTCGCTTTCTGGAATCTGAAAAAGGCGCCGAGGAGCCGGAAGGGGAGCCGGGGTACCCCGACGCCTTTTCCAGAAAATCAATTTTTGTCAGTCGTTCTCAACCCTTACGGGGAACCCACGTACCCCGTCGCCCGGCCGATGTTCCTGTAGAGAACATTCTTACCAGGTGTGTAAAGTACGGGAGTTCCGTACAGGAGCTGCATCCATCTGATACTGCTGTCGATTGTCGCCAGCGGGATTTTGACCATCGGGGCTAACTGCTTGAAACTCATGGACTCCAGGTTGAGCTGCCACAGGAAGGCCGAGGTGCAGCCGGGCAGGTTCTCGTTGAAGTCGTTGACGATGGTCTCGCCCGCGCCAGCCGCGTTGGGCACCCGGAGGATGAGTCGCTCGGTGCCGAGCGCGCCGTTCTTCTTCGTCCTGTAGATCTCGTACCAGCCGGTGGTCGCGCTGGAGGGGGTCAGGCCGAAGGTCACCTTGTCGCCAGCCTGCACGGTCACCGCGGCTCCGAACGCCAGCGGAGCCGAACGGCCGAAGCGGTTCACCGCGACGACCTTGTAGCGGTAGTCGCCAGCATCGTCGGCCACGAACTTGCCTAGCGCCTCCGTCGGGGCAGTGGCGCCAATGGTGTTGGTCGGGGTGCCCGGGCGCTTGGTCTGGTCGCCCAGGGCTCCGGCGTTGGGGGCGCCGCCGTCGGTGATGAACACGTCTGGCTCGAACAGCACGTCACCGGCTGGACTGGTAAATCCCTTGATGTCGAGACCGATGAAGCCGCCCTGTTTCTGGAACGTGTCGTGCCGCTCCTTGGGGAAGAACGTCTTGACCAAATCCGTCTTGGTCTTAGGGTTCAGGAAAAGGTGGGTGGGCGTGCCGTAGTTGGGCGCATCTTGGACCGTAAGTGCTCCATCTGTCAGCAGATCTTCGCTCAGCGGCAGACCGCGGAGATCGATGATGTTGGTCGCCGGGCACAGATCCTTCATGAGCTTTTCCATGCCGTCGAACTGGAGGGCGGACAAGCTGCTGTCCCCGTAGAACAGCGCCCGCTCCAAAATCCGGAGCAGGTGCATGGTGCCGTTGACCGTTTCCTGCGCGACCACATTGCCATGGGCCGGCTTCACCAGGCTCATGACGTGGGACACCTTGCGGGTGGTCCCGAGGTACTTAACGATGTGGTATTTTCTCGTGTAGATCGCGTCGTCTTCCTCGGGGAGATCTCCTTCGGAGATGAAGCCAGCATCCGGGTTCGACCCGTACTGGCTCATCTCGTTGTGCTCCTCGACCGTGTTATAGGCCGGGAGCTTCGGGATGGCCTTCCAGAACCGGATATGCTCCATCCGGTAGGTGGTATTTTTCAGCGTCCTTTCAAGGCTTTCCACGCGGAGCGCGAAGCCGTCTCCGGCCGTTCCGCCCGGGCCCGTGATGGCCTGGCCGGCCAGGAGGGCCTTGTTGAGCGAATCGACATCTGCCTGGGTGGCGGCGCCGAATCCTTCGATGCCCTCGTAATCCTTCCAGCTCACCATGTTGGCTTCCATTACCAAAACCTCCTGTCCCCGAAGGGATCAAAGTGTCTATCGTTCGCTGGCCCGATTACTCAGCGGGCAGCCGCTTTCTTGCTCTGGATCCTCTGCTGCACCTGATCGAGCAATCCCTGGCTGATCAGATTGAACTGCTCGTATTTCGAGCTGGCCGTGACCAGATCGACTCCATCCTCGGTCGCTCCGTTGAGTGACTTCGACACCGACTCCTGGACCATCAACTCCAGCTCGTCGAGCACCGCCCCCTTGGAGATCCCGCCGGACGGCTGAGTTGCCCCAGCGAAGGACTTCTCCAGCGCCTGTGCGCCGGTGACGCCCCTGCTCTTGGGGCCGCGGGCAGGTTGGGACTCGATGATCCCGACTCGCTCGCCCAGCCCCTTGGTCAGCTGGCCGATGCCGGAGACCGCGCGGGCAAGCACCAGGTTGAACTCGTGCTGCCGGCCGTCGGACTTCTCCAGCGCGTCGGCGAGCCCGGTCAGCGACTTGACCAGCTCGTTGTGCTGCTCCGTGAGAAAGTCGCTCACGTCGAGCGCCTTCTGCAGCGTGTCGTTCTCGGTCAGCCCTTTGGTGATCTCGGAGCTGAGCGATGCCTTGGATGCCTCGCTCTTGCCGAGCAGCTCGAACAGCTCGATCCGCTCGCTCTTGGATAGCTCGGCGCCCTGGGCCTTCTCCAGAAGCGTCTGCTTGCGGGACGGGCCCGCTCCCTCGGTGAGCGACTGGAGCTGCTCGATCGACTTCTCCAGATCGTCCTCGGTGAGGTCTTCAGCCTTTTTCGTGCCGCAGCCCTTCTTCACGCCGCCGCACTTGTCCATCTCGCCCTCATCCTGGCCGTCGCCCACGCTTTCTCCGCCCTCTTCCTCATCGACTTTGTCATTCTCCTGGGTCGTTGCCATGCCTCTCTCCTTCACTTGCCCCGCGCTTTAGCGGCACGGGTCAGGGTGATGATGCGCCCGAGTTGTTCCGGGGTGGCGTGCGGCAGCCGGGCGCGCAGCCACACAAACGCCCCACCTTCCGTCATGGATTTCTTCACGCGCTTCTTGCGCTTCTTCTCGTCTTCATCTGCCGCGGTGTTGGTCTCGTCGTGCTCCAGACTCTCGCCGGTGACCACCCGCCCAGCGCCCATGCCGCTCTGCGGGCCAACGACCGGAGCGCCAGGCGTAGCGGTGCCCATGCCCAGCATCTTCTCCATCTCCTCGTCGAGCCCCGCTGCCTGAAGGCTCTTGGCCAAGATCTCCATCCGCGCTCCCGCGTTAACCGGACAGTTAGTAATGGCAATATTGCGCACCAGCGCCTTGGCGATGGTTTTCTGGAGCGGACCCGTGCGCTTCTCGATCTTCCCCTCAACCGAGAATCCCAGCCGGCGATTGGTCTGGGCGAGAGCACGGCCCAACTCCCAGACCTTGTCGGCGCCGGGGGTGTTGAGCAGATACCCTTCCACCCAGTGCCCAGCCGCCTTGGCCGTCTCGCCATTGGGTAGCGCGGATCCCTTTCGGAAAAACTTGGCCTGCTCAGGGTAGCCCAAAATGTCGGTGGTGTTCTTGGAGTGGTTGTCATTGAACCACCCATTTTGGACGAAATCCGAGAAATCGACCCCTCTGGCAAGGATGATTTCTCCCTGGCGATCTTTGGTCTCCAGAGTAGCGATGCCACCGATGCGCCGTTCTTTGCCCGGCTCCGCGTCGGCTTTCTCGAAGAACGATACTGGAAGATCGAAATCAAATACCTGCATGTGATCCTCACCAAAAAAATAGGGCGGATCGCTTGACTCAAAGCGTCCGCCCCTACCGGCAACCACCGTACTGGGCCTATCGCCGCACATCTCTAATTAATTTCAACGTATACGATTTCAGAATTCTGTCAATCTCTTTTCCGGGGGAGGATGAACTGCTCGCGGCTGATCGGGGTGCCGTCCAGAATCTGGATGGGCAGCTCGACGAGGGAAGCGCACCAGTAGCACTTCGCCCGGCAGCGCTTGCCGTCGAAGTCGATCGGGCCTTGGGTGCGCAGCCGAACTCGGCTTCCAGATTTCTGCAACAGATGGTTATCGCAGTGCGGGCATCTCATATTGGTCCTAACGCTTGCTTGTAGTATGCCTGCGCCGCGGCGTCAGTGTCGAATTCTATCGGCGCGCCAGGACAGAAGGGAGATAGCTCCTCGCCCGCTTCCTTGTCGATGCGATTCAGGATGAAATGCCCCTTGGGGGTGTTGATCTCCAGATA